ACTTACATCAAAGACAAGCAGGAGACAAAATCTTTCTCAAGGTTTATTGCATACCTAAAGAAAGTGAGTAAAAGATGTGGATTCCAGTAATAACAATATTATGGGCACTAGGAGATAGTGCTACATGGGTAAATTTTCCAATGGTTAATTTTCCTTTTTCATCAAGCGATAAATGCTATCAATATATAGATAGTGCAAGGTCTAAAATAACACAAGACCCTCAATACTTAAATGGTTACAGTACATGTGTTTACATAGGTAGCCCTACAGGAACAGGAGAACCAACATGATTGATTGGGATAAAATTAAATTTGATGTATGGAATAAAAGATTTGGTGAAGGAACTAAATTTGATTTAGATTATGGTAAATTACTTATCATAGGTCTATTAGTTTATCATATATTTTTTCAAGGATAATGAAGAAATTACTTTTTATTCTTCCTTTATTAACAGCATGTTCATATATGCCTGAACCTTTAAATAATCCACAAGTATCAATGTTAGGTAAAAAATGTAATGAACAAACTTGGAGTTACATTTGGATTAATAAAAAAGGTCAGAACTTAACAGCATCTGAAGAAAATTGTAAGATACCAATTAAAAAGGAGTAATATGTTTCAAGCATTAATAAGTCCTATAGCATCTCTAGCAGGTACATGGCTAGAAGGTAAAGTAAGTAAAGCAAAAGCAGAGACAGAAGTTAAAGTTGCTCGTGCTAAAGCTGAAGCTAAAGTTTATGAAACAGAAGCTACATCAAGTATGCTTAATGAGCAATCATTAACAAGTCAGATGGGTGAAAGTTGGAAAGATGAATTTTGGTCACTTATTTTTGGAGCAATATTAATATGTTGTTTTTTGCCTTGGACACAACCATACGTAAAAGAAGGGTTTGTATTTCTACAAGAATCTACACCAAATTGGTTTTCTAATATGTTATATATAATTATAGGTTCTAGTTTTGGTTATAGATTTGGAAAACAAGGATTGCAAATGATAAATAAAAAACGATGACATGTGCGTGTGGAAAAGAAGACTGCAAGTGCAGTGGTAATGATTTGATTCCTGATAAACTAGGGTATCAAGTAAACAAAAGGAGAATGGCATGGGTTTTAATTATTCTTATGGGTATTACCACTATCCTAACTTTGGCATTCCCAGACAGACTCGCAGAAGCAGAGAGTATTCTTATGACACAATACATAAGCATGTGTGGACTAGTTGGAGCATACTTTGGTTTTAGTGCTTTAGGTAATAAGAAGTGATTGAAGCTAATGGGTGGGATAACCACGAAGATACATTTGAAGAAACAATAAGAAGAGAACTTCTAGCTGCACAGCAAACTATACATGTATTAAAAGAAGATAATAAAGAATTAACAAAAGCCTATTACATGTTGTTAAAAGAAAACGAGAGGTTAAAAAAATTAAACTAATGGATTTTACAGATAGACTAAGAGAGGAACTAAAAATAGATGAAGGATGTAAATACGAAGTATATCTGGACCACCTTGGATTACCTACGTTTGGTATCGGACATCTCATCACTAAAGATGACCCTGAGTACCAAATGGGGATGGGCACACCTGTTGACGAAATACGAGTCAACGAAGTCTTTGAACAAGACATAAATGTTACAATAGGTGAATGTAAAAGATTATTTGATGATTGGGATAAACTACCTGAAGAAGTACAACTAATTACAGCTAACATGATGTTTAATATGGGTAGACCTAGATTATCACAATTTAAAAAGATGATACAAGCTATCAGAGATGGCGATTGGATTGAAGCTGGAAATCAAATGCAGGATTCGAGATGGTACAAACAAGTAACAAATCGAGCAGACAGACTTATATCTCGAATGAAAGCAGTCGGCTTGAGTTAATAAAACAAAGACAAAGAAAAAGACATATTAAAAATTTAATAGAGTTTTTCAAACCTAGAGAGAGAAAGTTTATAAAACATGGCTAGACAATTATCAGATAGACAGAAAAAATTTCTTGATGCACTTTTTACTACAGCGAAAGGAAATATCAAAGATGCTAAAATTATAGCTGGGTATTCGCCTAATACAAGTAATCAAGAAATTATTAAAGCTATAAAAGATGAGGTGCTTGAAGCTACTCAAATGTACATGGCTAGTAATGCACCTAAAGCTGCATTTGCTATGGCTAATGGCTTAGATGACCCAACGGAGTTAGGTTTTCGAGATAAGATGACTGCAGCAAAAGAACTGCTTGATAGAAGTGGTTTAGTTAAGACTGAAAAAATGCAAGTCGAATCAACAGGTGGAGTTATGCTTATGCCTGTAAAACAAACTGAGGAGGAATAATATGGGCATAATAAGTAAAATAGCTAGAAAACTAACTAAAAAAACTAAACCAAAAACTAATGCACAAAAAATTAATGCTAACACAAAAAGATTAAGAGAACTAGATAAGACTAGAAACTTAACAGCTACAGAAAAAAGAAAAAGAATTGCTAAAGAATTAAAGAAAAAACAAAATACAAAAAGCATTTTTAAAAAACAAGGTCCGGGACAAGCTAAAACACAAAAGGCTGTTGAAGGTCAAAGAAGATATAAAGTTGGACAGGCAAAAGGTTTTGCTACAGGTGTAGGTGCAACTATCTTAACAGCAAGTGCTGCAACAGCTTTGTATAAAAAAGATGCATTGTTTGCAAATAAATTAAAAAAAGCTAATAAAGAAGGTAAATCAACTATTAAGTATAAAGGTGAAATGTACAAAGTTCCTAAAAATTTACCTGCCCTTCCAATTCCAAAACCTAAAACTACACCAAGTAAATTTAAAAAAGGCACAAGAATTAGTTATGCTGAAAGATTTAAAGAAATAGAGCAAGAAAAAAAGAGAGGTAAATAACATGGCAATATTAAGTAAAATAGCTAGAAAAATAGCTAAAAAAGCAATAAAGAAAAAACCTGCATCTACTAAAACTAAATCAAAATTAACTTCAAAGAAAAAAACAGGTAGTAGTGGAGTAAATGTTAAAGGACCTATAACAAGAGGTAAAAAAGAATTAAGAAAAATAATTGGCAAACCTCTAAACACAAAAGCAGAAAAAGTAGTAGGAAAAAGAACTACAGCTAAAGCAAAATCTGATTATGTTACAATTCCAAAGAAAGCATATACAGATGAAGAAAAGTATGACAAAATGATGCGTTCAGGTAAAAAACTTACCGATGCACAACTTAAAGCATACTCTAAAGCAGTAAAATTTACTGTGGATAATATGATTGAAATAGATGGTAGGCAGTATGTAACACGTAAAGCAAAACAGACGTTAAAAGGAACAGTTGCACATGCTTTAGATGAGATGAGTGATTTTTTACCTAAAAAATATTTAGATTTATATAAGAAAAAATAAATGGCTGTTATAAGTAAACTTGCTAAAAAAGTTTCAAAACCCATAAAGAATTACTTTATGACCTTGATACAGGATAAAAATAAACTTGTATTAAAAGTAAGAGGTGCTAAAGAAAAAGGACACGTAGAAGTTAGAGGTAAAAAAGGATATGAGGGTAAGGGTTATAATAAGAAAGATAAACTCCATGCTCTTTTGGATAAGTTAGATGCAGGAACAGTATCTAAACTTTTTGGTACAGATGGTGAAGTATATTTAAATCATAGAAATATTAGAACAAAGCCATCAATACAACAGGCTAAAAAAATATTAAAGAAAAATAAATGACTAAAAGAACAACAGGTGAGTGGGTATTACCACAACCTCTTGATATAAAAGATAAGAATGAATGGATTGCAATACCTAGAATTGCTAGAACAATTCCATTTGGTTACAGTGTTGACCCTGACAACGAACATATACTTAGACCTATACCTCGTGAGTTAGATGCACTTGAAAAAGCTAAACAACATCTTAAACAGTATTCATATAGAGAAGTATCTAATTGGCTAAGTAATTTTACAGGAAGATATATATCTCACATAGGATTAATGAAAAGAGTAAAACGTGAGCGACAACGTAAGAACAAAGCTAGAACTCTCCGTATCTGGTCAGAATATGCAGAAAAGGCGATACAAGCAGCGAAACAAATTGAAGAAGAAAGAAGTGGTGCAAGAGCCTAAACAGCCTGTTGTATCACTTGATGAAGTAGAACAAGTACCTGAAGAAGAATTAAATGTAGCCTTTAAACCAAATGAAGGTCCTCAAACAGATTTCTTAGCAGCAGGAGAAAGAGAAGTATTATATGGTGGTTCAGCAGGTGGTGGCAAATCCTTTGCGATGTTGGCAGACCCACTCAGATACATGGGTCATCCAGCCTTTAGTGGGTTGCTCCTTCGACACACGACAGAAGAATTACGAGAACTCATATTTAAATCGCAGGAACTCTATCCGAAAGTATGGAAAGGCATCAAATGGTCAGAAAGAAAGATGCAATGGGTAGCACCATCAGGTGCTAGATTATGGATGTCATATCTTGATAGAGATGATGATGTTATGCGTTATCAAGGTTTGGCATTTAGTTGGATAGGTTTTGATGAATTAACACAGTGGGCTACACCTTTTGCTTGGAACTATATGCGTTCACGTTTACGTTCTACAGCGTCTGACCTACCAATATTTATGAGAGCCACAACTAACCCCGGAGGTGTAGGACATCACTGGGTAAAGAAAATGTTTATTGACCCTGCTCCATATGGAAAGGCATTTGATGCAACAGATATTGAAACAGGAGAAATCCTCAAGTATCCTGCAGGACACCCAAAGTCTGGAAAATCTTTATTCAAGAGGAGATTTATTCCTGCAAGATTATCTGACAATCCATACCTCTCAGAGAGTGGAGACTACGAAGCAATGCTACTCTCCCTTCCTGAACAACAAAGACGACAGTTACTTGAAGGGGATTGGGATATTAAAGAAGGTGCAGCATTTACTGAGTTTGACAGGACTGTACACGTTATTGACCCATATTCTATCCCTAACAATTGGGTTAAGTTTCGTGCTTGTGATTATGGTTATGGTAGTTATTCAGGAGTTATTTGGTTTGCTGTTTCACCTGCTGAACAGCTTATTGTATATCGTGAACTCTATGTATCAAAAGTATTGGCGACAGACTTAGCTGATATGATATTAGAAGCTGAAGCAGGAGATGGTAATATTAAGTATGGTGTATTAGACTCAAGTTTGTGGCACAAACGAGGTGATACAGGACCTTCACTTGCAGAGCAAATGATTAGTAGAGGATGTCGATGGAGACCCTCAGATAGAAGTAAAGGCTCAAGAGTTGCAGGTAAAAACGAAGTACATAGAAGATTACAAATAGATGAGTTTACAGATGAACCTAGATTAGTATTTTTTAATACATGTACTAATATAGTTTCTCAATTACCCTCAATACCTTTAGATAAGAAAAATCCTGAAGATGTTGATACAAAAGCAGAAGACCACTTGTATGATGCTTTAAGATATGGTATAATGTCAAGACCTAGATTTAGTATATTTGACTATGACCCACGAGGTAAACCATCAAGTAGTATGCCTGTAGCAGATGCTACATTTGGATATTAAAGGATAAAATATGGCTGAAGAAGATATTATGATTGAAGATGATGCAATCTCACTTGATGACCTTGCAGACTCTAGCAATCCTGAAGACATAAATACAACAGGTATTGTAGACTACGTATATGAAAAATACAATAGAGCCGAAAACTATAGAGAAAATGATGAAGATAGATGGCTAAGAGCCTATCGTAACTACAGAGGATTATATGGTCCTGATGTACAATTTACGGAAGCTGAGAAGTCTAGAGTATTTGTTAAGACAACTAAAACAAAAACACTTGCAGCCTATGGTCAAATAGTTGATGTATTGTTTGCAGGTAATAAATTTCCTATAAGTGTTGAACCTACAATATTACCTGAAGGTGTATCTGAGAATGTACATGCAGATTTACAACCTAAACCTATGGGTGCTGAACCAACAAGTCCATATGGATTTGATGGAGATGGAGCAGACTTACCAAAAGGCTTTACAGCTACAGGTATTGAGTTAGGACCTTTAGAAGAAAAGCTAGGTAAAGTAGAAGACTTAAAAGAAGGTGCAGGTACAACACCTTCAACTGCTACATTTAGTCCTGCTATGATTGCAGCTAAAAATATGGAAAAGAAAATAATGGACCAGCTTGAAGAGTCAAGTGCTACTAAACATTTAAGAAGCACAGCATTCGAGATGGCTTTATTTGGTACAGGTGTAATGAAAGGACCTTTTGCTGTCGATAAAGAATATCCTAATTGGGATAGTGATGGTGAGTATGACCCTAAATTTAAAACTGTTCCTGAAGTAACACATGTTTCAGTGTGGAACTTTTATCCTGACCCTGATGCAAACAACATGGATGAAGCACAGTATGTAGTTGAAAGACATAAACTATCTCGTAATCAGTTACGTAATTTAAAGAAGAGACCATACTTTAGACAAAATGTTATTGACTCATGTATTGAAATGGGTGAGACATATACTAAAAAAGATTGGGAAGATGACTTATCTGATTATGCAACAGGCGAAACATATATAGATAGGTTTGAAGTTATTGAGTATTGGGGTACAATGGATACTGAAATGCTCTTAGAAAACGAAGTTGAAATACCTAAAGAGTTACAGAAGTTTGATGAACTACAAGCTAATATATGGATTTGTAATAGAAAACTTATTAGATGTGTATTAAATCCATTTAAACCTGCTAAGATACCTTATATGGCTGTTCCATATGAACTTAATCCATATTCATTCTTTGGTGTTGGTATAGCTGAAAATATGGATGATACACAAACATTAATGAATGGTTTTATGAGAATGGCAGTTGATAATGCTGTATTATCAGGAAACTTATTAATAGAAGTAGATGAAACTAATTTAGTTCCGGGACAAGATTTATCAGTATATCCGGGAAAAATATTTAGAAGACAAGGTGGTGCTCCGGGTCAAGCTATTTTTGGAACTAAGTTTCCAAATGTTGCAGGAGAGAACATGCAATTGTTTGATAAGGCAAGACAACTATCCGATGAATCAACAGGCTTTCCATCGTTTGCACATGGACAAACAGGTGTAATGGGTGCAGGTAGAACTGCATCAGGTATATCTATGTTAATGAATGCAGCAAGTGGTGGTATTAAAAATGTTATTAAAAATGTAGATGATTATTTACTAAAACCTTTAGGTCAAAGTTTATTTAGTTTTAATATGCAATTTGATTTTGACCCAAAGATAAAAGGTGACTTAGAAGTTAAAGCTAGAGGAACTGAAAGTTTAATGGCTAATGAAGTTAGGTCACAAAGACTAATGCAATTTTTAGGTGTCGCAAGTAACCCTGCCCTTGCACCATTTGCTAAGTTCCAATATATTATTCGTGAGATTGCTAAAGCTATGGATTTAGACCCTGACAAAGTTACAAATAATATGGAAGAAGCTGCGTTACAAGCTAAGATGCTTCAGGAACAACAGGCTAAACAACAACCACCTGCAGGAGCAGACCCAAATGACCCAACAGGAGCAGGTGGTGGAACAATTGGAACAGGTATAGCACCTACTCCAAACGAACAAGGATTTACAGGTAATGCACAACCACAACAACAAGCAGGTACTAGCGAACCTCAAACAGCTAGTGGAGAACAAGAAGCTAATAGACAGCTTCAATAATTATATTGATGTACTTATAGATAGACAGCATCAAGTTATTGAACAAAGTGAAAATAATATTATGATGTATAGAGCACAGGGTGCAATTGCAACCTTGCGTAGATTAAAGTATCTAAGAGAAGAGGTATTAGGAAATGATAAAAAAACAAATGGAAATGTTTGACGAAGGTGGTTTAGAACAAGATGGTGGTACAGTAGACCCTGTATCAGGCAATGATGTTCCTGTTGGCTCTACTCAAGAAGAAGTTAGAGATGACATACCTGCACAATTAAGTGAAGGAGAGTTTGTATTTCCTGCTGACGTAGTTAGATTTATAGGCTTAAATAATCTTATGGAAATGAGACAACAAGCTAAAGCAGGTTTAAAAAAGATGGAAGCTATGGGTCAGATGGGTAATTCTGATGAAGCTACTATGCCTGATGATGTTCCATTTACTTCTGATGACATTACAGTTGAAGATGATGATGGTAATGAAGGTGACTTAGAAATGAATGTAGGTGGTGTTGTTTATCAGCCATCGCAAGTAGGGTCACAGTTTAATATTGCACCTCAACAACAACAAATGTATCAGCCACCTATGTA